CCTCGCCCGCTTTCAAGAAGAGCGCGGAGCGCAAGATCTTGCGCGCTCCCCACTAATTGTCCCAGTCGACTTCCCCCTTAATCGCGTCGTATTCCTCCCTCGACAACGAATGAGGCTTGCCTTCGGGACAAGCAGGCGGGTGTTTGGCGAGCCACTCCCGGAACAGCTCGGTGTGCTGCTCGATCATGTCTCCCCAAAAGATGCGTTCGTACCCAGACAGCATTTTCGACTGGCTCTCGGCCTTGTCGACCACGACATTGAACACAGCGCCGTTGGGCAGTGGGATGTCCTTCTGCACGCGGCAGAAATGCCGCGTGTAGGCACTTGCCCACGTGTCCGGGTGTTTTGTGTCCAGCGGTGGTTGCGCTCCCGTCACATTGGGGCCGCAATAAAACGCGTGCTGGGTTGGGCCACTTTCGCCCGCGAGGTGCTGTTTCAAGAGCGCCTCGTGTTGCTCGTCGCTCACGCTGACCTTCATATCCTCGTACGGCGTTCCGGTGAACGCCGTGGCAGGCACGCACGGAATGAGATTCGTGGTGCCGCCCTGCATCTTGTGCAGCGAGGCCACGGCCTTTTCGAGCTGCTCCGTCGCCGGGTTCTTCTCCACCGATGGTGGGAACCAAATGCTGGGCTCTTGGTCCTCAACGAGCTGTGCGTACTTGAAGTCGAGACGCATCCAGTGCGCCGACGTGTGAGCCGCATTCTGAGCCCTGTTGAGGTAGTGCGCCAACAGCAACAGCTTGACGGAAGTGAGGTATTGCTCCTCGGCAGCCGTGTCCGCGTAATGAAGGTAGTGGCGGTGTGAGGGTGAGATCTCGCCCGACTTCGACTTGCGCAACTTCGCGTGGACCGACCCGACTGCCTGCGTCAAATAGTACGCAGGCGGGTTCCGTTGGGTCCCGAAGCACTTGTCCGATATGTTGGACACACTGGCGAGTGTCTGCTCGCTCACGCGCATGTCGAAGACGAGGAGGTCTTTCCCTCCAACGCACCCCAGGCAACATGACATAGCTCCCGCGCCCTTGCCCTTCCCGGTGAAGGACTCGGTGTGCTCTGCCGTCGCCAACTCCTCAGGGATGACCACTCGCACCAGACATTCACCTTTGCCCAGTGTGAGCCCGTCGGATGGGGGTTCGTTGTTTGCCAGGATCGTCGCGGCGATGTTCCTGGCTTCTCGGAGGTATGGTTCCGCTCCTACGCCGTAGGTAGAGTATCTGACCTCCCTCTGTCCCCTCGACAGCCCCATGTCCACCTGCGGTGAACAATTCAAACCATGGAGCTGGTAGCCGCGTTGCTCGAGTGAAGTGCCGACGGCCGCCTTGAAGGCCATATCAGCACCCACCTTGACGGATCGGTCGATCGCCGCCGCCGCTCGACCTAGGAACGTCGTCCTGAGGGAGCTGACAGCCGAGTCGACCATGGCCTCTCCGTCTTGGAACAAGGTCTCCATTTTCCTTGCTCGCAACGCCTCGAGGGGTTGGGTCACGCCTGACCCTGTTGGTGTAAATCGCGATGATTACCGTAATTTG